GTTGGGATCGTTTTTTTAGAATTTGCAGGACCTCAGGGGGGATATCTTTATCCGTTACCCATAAATTGCCAATAATAGCAAAATAAATTCGTAGCTTAGCTTTTTAGATTAGTAGATTAAATTAATATTCTTTTTTCTCTCTAATCTCGACTAGCTTTCGTAAGTAGCCCTCATCTAGCATGCCATTATCAGCCAGCTTGTGATGGAATACACACAAGGTAATGAGGTTATCATCATCGAGTAGCTTCGTAGGTTTGTCTTTCAGCTTCTCTATGTGATGTACCTCCAGTCCTTCGTAAGTGTACACTCCCATATCCTTGCATACCTCACATAAGTAGCCTGCTCTTTCCTTCATCTCCCTGGCTTTATAAGTCCAGGCTGTAGTATTACGTAGCTTATGTTCTTCACTGTCCTTGCTCTTGTATTTCCTCTTTACTTCACACTTATGCTTTACATCATGAATCTTCCCGCACCTAGAACAGCTTTTATACATTGATCTTCAGCTTCTGACCTACGTATATTAAGTCGTTCTTAAGTCCGTTTAGTTCCTGGATCTCTTTGTATCTAGCACCATTACCTAAGTATTTCTTAGCTAATCCCCAAAGAGTATCACCCTTTTTCACAACATAGGTTATTTGTTTATCTAGAGATTTACCGTAACCATTAAGCCCTGCAGCCTTGATGATATTAGGGAAGACTTGAAAAGCCTCGTCAACATCTATTTGATGCCCTTTAACCTCACCATGATTGGATTTTTGCCACATATGAAAACCACTCCATTTAAAGGGTGGCTTTGTATCTCGCCAAGCGGCGACCCATTTTGTATAAGCTTCTAGTCGATCTGTTTCGATGCGATTATTAAACCAATAGAGTGAAGCGTAAACACCAGCATAAAATTTCTTTGCTTCAAGAGTTTTGCAGAATCCGATTATGGCATCAGTAACTCCATTTTTCTTATCAGCTTGCCATTGTGTATTCTCAACATCGATATAGATTGGCATTTCAAATTTTCGACCTTTTAGGCAATTTTCGTACAGAAACTCCGCTTCTTCGACACCTTCCTGTTCATTCGCAGCACAGGAATAATAATAAACACCGACAGGCATATCAAAGCCTTTAGCCTGACCGTAAAAATCATCAAAGCATTCGTCTTTATTTTTGCTTCTGACATTTCCGTAGCCTGTATATCCGCCACGTAAAATAACAAACTCATAATTTTCTTTTTTCAAATCTGAAATAGCTAATCCTTTTTGCCATTTAGATATATCGGCTCCAATAAGTAGTGCCATAATATCACCACCAATTAACTAAATAAATTCTTGCAACCACTAAACAATCCGCAAGCTTCTAAACCTAAAGCAATGCCTATTACAGCACCTCTTAAGATTCCATAGCCTAAAGTAATGCCATAAATCATTATTCCGCCTATCAATCCAAGTGTGACATCTAAGAGCGGGATAAATCGTGTTTCCAGCCCCATTCTTTTCGCAACTTCGGCAAGCCCGATAATTATTGCGACCTGAACAATTGGAGTGAATAAATTAGTCATGAAATCATCTATACCCATGACTATTGGCTCATCAATTTCTTTTGTTTTCGGTTTTTGTCACTTTTTGACCAAACTACAAAACCCAAAATAGACGTGATTAGATTAATCACGTCAGAAGCTACTCTTGCATAATCATGAATCACAAATAAATCAAAACTTAGCCAATATATATTGCAAAATGTCCAAAACAAAAATGAGATTGGGATTTTCTTAATATTGAGTATCGTTGCGAAAATATTAAGAGATGAAAAGCCCCAGGATAGAGCAGTAATAAACAAATTATCCTCCATCAGTAAAGTACATAATATTCCACGATAATATAATAGCACGTAAAAACCCTTATTTTTTCGCATTTATGTGCCGTTTTGTCTCAACTTTCAATTAATCGTTTTTTTAATATCGTCGAGTATTCTATAGACCTGAGATCTGCTGTAATTTGAAGCCTTAACAATCCTGCTAATATTAAGCCTATCTACATATTTCATCTTGTAAATTTTATCAACATGATTCTTGCTGTTTCTAAGTTCTTGTTCTTTAAGGCTTAGCAATCTTTCTCTATCATCAAGAATTGATTTGATTTCAGACAATCTTTCATCAATTCTTTTTGATTCTTTAGCAACCAAATAATCATCGAACTTATTATTAATTTGATTGCCATTCTCCCCGATTTTATCCCAATTTGGGGACTTGGGCTGTGTTTTAGCAAACAGATATTCTTTTTCCTGTAGAATCTCATTAAATTTCTTTTGAGTATCAAGATATTTATTCTTAAATTCTTCATAGACCATATAGACCAGCATAATATCACCTCAAAATACTGAAAAATTAGTCTTTAATCACACGTTATCCACGTCTGTGTATAAACCGAAGCAATCATTGTAATAATCGTCAAATCCCAGTTTAAAACGCTTATATAATATTTTCACATACCGCCCAAGGTCTTCATCGGAATATTTCAGTGCTGGATCTTCACCTTCAATTAATCTGATAATCGATTCTGCAAAATTTTCTCTTGGTGTTTTATAAAACATATTTACCTCTTCAAATATCTTTCTTTTGCCTTTAAATGTGCCTAAAATCGTTTTTTTATGCTTGGGAATATAAATTCACATTTGAATTTTTCACCCGCTTTCTAGCCCGTTTTAGGGATCATTATTTAATCCGAGCAGTTCTTCGTACTTTTTGTAGTTATTTTCCAGCTGCTTCTTCCTCCTATCAGCTCCTATTACTTTAACTGGTATACACAACTTGCGGAGCCTACTGTACGTTCGTTCTTTCTTAACATCCGTTGGGTTTTGAAATTCTTTGGCTTTCAAATTCGTTGTTACTATGAGCGGTTTGCCACATCGATACCTGTTGTCAATGATATTTTGTACAGTCTCATTCATATATTCCGTGTCCCGCTCCGCTGCCAGATCATCGATTATCAGGAGGTCAAATTTATTCAGCCCATCAATGTATTGCTGCTTGCCTTGGTGCATACCGTGGATTGTGTTTATAAGCCTGGCAAAGTTTGTAACCATACATGGGTATCCTTGGTCTATCAGAGCATTTGCTATACATGCCGCTAGATAAGTCTTGCCGCTCCCTACATTCCCATAAAACATTAATCCCATTCCTTCCTTGAGCATTAAAGGGAAATTTTCGGCATATCTCTTAGCAACATTTGATACCTTGGGATTAGCATGATCGTCATTTTCAAAAGTCCAGCTTCTCATTTCTTCATCTGGGAATCCCATTGTTCTCAGTTCATTAATCATTCGCATCCGTTCTTGCCTTTCGAGTTCTGCCTCCTCAGCCTTTGCTTTTTCTTGAGCACACTTACAAAGACAGTATGGCTTTCTCTTTTCCCCAAACACCTCGACTAAACATTGTTTCCTGGTATTGCAGTTACCACACATTGACAAGCCTTCGTTGTCTATATAATCCTCAGCTTCTCTTTTGATTAAGCTTGAAGCCTTAGTTTCTATCGAATCTATGACTTTGTGAAATATCATCACAATCACTCCTTCAGTTAACTGAATATGTCGAAGTCCTCATAATCTTCTAAGTTATACGAAGGCGTGTCTTTTAAACGTTTCTTTTCATCAGGTTTGAGCGGGTAGAAGCTAGTCCAGCCACCAACAATTGAGTTTTGGACTATAGCAATTTTTTCCTCATCACTACTTGCAATTCTGTCTAATTCTTCGAGACTTAATTCTATTGCTCTGTTGCTAAGAGCAGCTTTCTTCCTCTTCCGAGTCTTTAAGTGTTCTTTAAGCTCATTTCTTAATTGCTGATTAGTCGTATATGAATCTATGATTTCATTAAATGTTTTAATGTTTTCTTTAATTGATTTTTCTTTTAAGGGTTCTGAAGAAGTGCTCGTTTTAGGCACTGTGGCTTTTTCTTTTTCTTTCTTACTTAAATTATTAGTACTTAAAGCATTTTTATTATTAGTACTTAAAGCATTTGTCCCTAACTTAGCCACCCCCTCGATTTCTTCACCCCTGGCTTTTGGGGTCTCAAAACCAGTAGGTGGGATTTCTGCCCCCTGGCTTTTTTCAAGTGTTTCTTTTTTGAATATATAGTTCATTTTGATGTAGTAGGCTTTTACTTTTTTGGTTTGAGGATCTACGATTCTTGCATCCTCAATTAACCCAAATTCGATTAATTGTTTTTTTACTTTCCTAACTCTCGGAATACTCCAATGTAAGCCTTTAGCAGTATAATCAGTTGTACATTTAGGTTGATTTGTCGCTTGCCATTTTGCTGTATAGTAGTAGAATGTATATAGAGCAATCAGTTCAGCTGGATTTTCCTGTTTCAGGAAAATGTCTAACGTTTGTTTTGTTAGAATTACTAAACTGTTTTCTATAAAGTTGTGCTGATTGTTCATTGTTACTCCTTAAAATTTTAAGATTTTTGAAATGCTATAGCACTTTTGAACTAATTTATCGTTTTATTGCTAAGTAAATTGTGTATTATTCCGATTTTTGTTTTTGGCATGCAAAATGTATTGACATTCATAATTCAGAAGTGATACAATGCGAGTTACAATTTAATTTGCTGCCGACTGTGATTTGGCTCCAAAATTAAATTTAATGTACATAATATTAAAATTCCTCTCTTTCTTTCGTTGTGGTGATTGAATGTTTAAGTGAGGGATTTTTTTTTGCATTCTTACTCATGCTATGAATTATATAACCCAAGAAAAGAAAATCAAAGACTTTTGAGCAGTTGACTATTTTTGTTTGTTTCGATAGAATTTGCTGTTGAATACTGTCGTATTCGTATAACATATCTAAAATCATAAATGTTGTTCCCACCATTGCCTCCAAATTTCAGTGGTGGGATTTTTATTGACTTTCGCTTCTTAGAAATTAAAATATAAGCAGATAAAAATTCATATTTTTGAATTTTTGTCGTTGACCAATTTAAAACCGCCCCCAGATTTTTTCTCATTTGCACCGCCGAGTTTTTGGATCTGGGGGGCACAAGAAGAAGCAAAAGTAGCACAGTTGGTCATAGCCAAATCATGGCAGCATTAAAAAAGTTAGCAGCGCTCATAACCCCTGAGCTCCTGCATCACAATATTAATAGCGGGTTTTAAATCTTCTCTTGTCATTTGTTGTGACGAGATTAGTCTTTCGTAGTGTTTTAAGAGAATATATAATTCTTGTATTCTTTCTTTGGTTGGTGGTTTCATTTTAATCTTTCCTTATTCTTAATTCGTTTTTGCGAATTGAGTAGGTGGCTTATACATTTATCACAAAAGATCGAGTTTTTATATTTAACCAGCCTTTCTTTTTTTCTGCAAAGCTGGCACCGACTTTTTGAATCAAAATGGTAAATTATCGTCTTCATCTATGGTTTGTGAATCTTGTCTTTTATTCGAACCGCAAAAATGGATCTCCAATAGTTTTAATTCAGTCGAATATTTTTTGGTACCAGTTAGCTCCTCATAACAATTTGTTATTAACTTCCCTTCTACAATTGCCATATCACCTTTTTTAAAATAATTGCATACAAATTCAGCGTGTTTATTAAATGCTATACAGTTTAGGAAGCATTTATTTTCTACTGTTTTAAGTTTTTCCGACCAAGCTATAGTAAATCTCACATAAGCAATATTATTAGATGAGTGGTTCAGTTCTGGATCTTTTGTAAATCTTCCTTGCAATGAAACATGATTGATCATTGGCGGTTAGCCCCCTTTCTGCATTATTTTATTTATCAGTTCCGAAGCTTTTCTAATTGATAAGTCCTCTATTCTGTCAATGTTATTTGCTTGCAATAATTTTGTGAGCAGATCCCCTTTATAGTTTTTTAAAAGTACTTCGATTTGTTTAGGTGTGGCTTTCCTTTCGGTTACATTAATCGCTCGGCTGTCATTCCCATCAGTGTCTTCATCTGTTGACATACCAAGAAAAGCTCCTAAAGCATATCTTTTTCTATAAGTTATTTCCGCCCCTTCAGCTTGAAGATCTGTATTATTTGATAGCTGAAAAGGATAGGTGTCTGTTTCTATAACATGACCGCTTTTGTGAATCAGAACGCACTTGACACCAGTTCGCCCATTTTCATCCGTCCCGATCGGCTGCATAAGAGCAAAATTGTTGTTCTCTTTAGTTTTGCTTAAAATATCATCCAAAGGAACGTAATTAAATGATGTTATCCCACCTTTTTTAGTTGGGTAGTTTACCGATTTTGTTTTTTCAAGTCCTGATATGCTGTTGACCAGCTCAATTAGATCCTTGGCAACTTCTGGATTAATATTCTCGAATCCTTTCATTTTCCGTTCCCTCAATGAAACAGATAATAATAATCTTTGTTATATCGTTTACAGAGATTATCAATATCGTAGATTGCCCAGTCTCTTTTACCTAAAAGTTTTCGTTGTACTGTCGTAGGAGAGCAATTTAAGAAAAAAGACAAACTAATGACTGAATCCCCATGCTTTTTCATTTCAAGACGCAGGTTCGGAAACATTTTTCCTTCCATATTTATCCACCAACCTTACAAGATATTATACTGAAATACCAAAGAATGTCCAGATATTTGGTATTGGATAGCTAATAAATCGCTGTTATTTTTCATCGTTCTCTTGTGAATCTTCTTTTGGTTTCCCCAGATATTCATACACTTTCGCTTCTGAAATATGGTACGTGTACTTGCTGCCATTAATACGGAATGCAACTCCAAAAGGCAAAAGGCCACGTTGCAAGCCGATTCTTACAAATTGAGGGGATTTATTTAAAAGCTTTGCACACTCTGTGACTTTCATAATGTTTTTACCTCTTTCTAAATAATTTTTAGTTTTTACACGCATAATATAACAAGTTATTTTTTCTAAAACAACCCCAAAAAAGCGTAAAATAATTATTGCAAGATAATTGTATATTACGTATAATAACTCTCGTAACCCAAGAGAAACGGAGATGATTGCAAAAGTGCATTCGGGAGAAATCATAAAAAAATTACGCCAGATGAACAATCTAACCCAGGAAGATTTTGCTGAAGTATTAGGCGTAAAAAAAAGCAGCATTCAGAAGTATGAATCAGGAGCGGTTTCCAATCTTAAAATGCATACTATCCGCACAATATGTGAAGAGTTTGAAATTTCACCTTATGTGTTGGTGTTTCCTGAAAGTATTACAACCGAAGAAATAGCATTAAGGTTTCATATTAAGGAGGAAGATATGAAACATGTTTTTGGTTTAAATCAAACAGGTTTAAGAAAAGTTTTGGATTATGCGAAAGATTTATACGATAGTGGAAATTACGGAAGATAGGAAGGATTTAAATTGGCTGTACAAAAGAGAAGAAAACGAACTCGCGGAAATGGTGAAGGGAGCATTGTTTCTTTAGGCGGAAAAAGAAAAAGACCATACGCTGTTAGATTAACAGTCGGATGGACTAAGGAAGGGAAGCAGAAATTCAAGTATCTCAGTTATCACGAAAAAATAGGCGAAGCTAAAAATGCTTTGCGTGAATACCTGGTGAATCCTTATAATTTGGAAACTCAAACTTTGAAGACTGTATTTGAAGCTTGGATGGAAAAAGCGGATCTCAAAGAGGGAACTGCGTATAATCACAATAATTCTTTTAAAAAGTTAGAGCATCTACACAATAAAGAAATCAACAAAATTACTTTAAAGGAGTTAGAACAAACTTTAGAAAACTATAAACCTACTGTACAAAAGACTATTAGGAAAACTTTAAGGAATTGCTTTAAATATGCATTGAAACATGATTATGTCACTAAAGATATTACCCAGCATTTAGAGGTTGACAAACATACCAATGTCAAAGACATTAATATTTTCACGGTTGAGGAAATTAACGAACTTTGGGACAACGTGGGGTCATCATATTATGATGATATCCCTCTTATCCTGCTTTACACTGGATTACGTATTTCAGAGCTCTTTAATCTTAAAACTAGTGAAGTAGATTTAGAGAATGAAGTTTTTAATATAACCGATTCTAAAACCAAGAATGGTATTCGTGTTTTACCAATACACAAAAAAATCGTGCCCCTCATAAAGAAAAGGCACAATCCCGATAATATATATTTAATCGTAAACAAGAATAATAATCAAGTAGATTATACTAATTTTATTAAATATCACTGGAAAGTAAATCATACTCGACATGAAGCTCGCCATACTTTCGTTTCTTATTTGACTAAATGTGTTGATGATAGAGTATCTATTAAACAAATTGTTGGCCATAGTAAAAAAGACATAACGGATCATTATACTCACCGATCCATTGAAGAAGTATGCGAAGCGATTAATAGACTTGAATATAAATAAAGGCACGGTCTCCCGTGCCTTTTTTTATAGAAGAAAAAAAATGTTTAAAAAGTGACTATTCCCATTTCTAAATAATCACATCCTAATGATATTCATTGAAAAACAAAAGTCAATTCCATATAATTCCAATAGCGTGATTCGTAAAGTACGGGTTTGTTACTTCTTTATCCGCTTTGTTTAAACGGAGAATTGAGGTGATAAACATGCTTACTAAGGTTATGGAGATACTTGGTATCATCCTAGCTATTTTACAGATAATCAACTTTTCAATTGATGTCTTAAATAAAATAAGCAACCGTACGACTAATACGGTTGTTTATACTTTAATCTAAAAACAACAACCCGTATGAACGAGTTACGCTACTATTATATTCATTGAAAAACAAAAGTCAATCCATATAATTCCTTTTGCGTACCTTGGTTTATGCGGGTCTATTACCATACTTCTAACGAAGGAGGTGATAGTTTATGTTTGATATTTGGTTTTTAATTCTAAACATATTTTCTTTGGTCCTTAGAATTTATGAACTTAAAAGAAAACAACCGCGTTACAGCGCGGTCATAATAATTATCATATACAAATGACCCGTTTTTCAGGGTACGCTATTATTATATGCAATGAAAAATAAAAAGCAACCGTGCTGATTACACGGTTGTTGTTATTATAATACATTGTTGATAACGACCCGTCTTTTGGGTCACGCACTAATTATATTCAACAAGAAATAAAAAAGCAACCGTGCTAGTCACACGGTTATTATTGAATATTACATTTAAAGATAATGGCCTGTGCAATAGCCACGCTATTATTATATTCAACGAAAGCCAAAAAAATCAACCGCACCAAGAATGTGGTTGTTATTATAATCAACTTATAGTAATAAACCCGTAAAACGGATCACGCACTAATTATATTCATTGAAAAACAAAAGTCAAATCCATATAATGCCTGTTGCGTGGTTCGAGAGTGCGGGTTCATCTCTTTATCTGACTTTCTTAGTCAGGAATTGAGGTGATGAAAATGTTCGACAAAAAATTGAAAATATTGCAATTTATATTGCTTATTCTTCAAATAATATCTGCTTTTATTCAGATAAAACAAAAGTTGAACTACCGTACTATGAATACGGAAGTTCATTACTTTAACAACATAATTTAAAGATGAACCCGTGCTCGGATCACGCTAGCATTATATTCAATGAAAAATAAAAAATCAACTACCCTATCAATGTATTTGTATATTGTAGTGTATATTACGGCAGTTGTTTTTGCCTATTTTTCACTAACCTAAATTGCTTTGGAATGCGGGTTCACTTGATACACTTACCCTCGAAAAAATCCTTCTTAGATTAATGCCCACGTTGATTTATTGCGCTTTATTTGTTATTTGTATATTACTTGTGTATTACATATTAAATTGATATTAAACGATGGTCAGGCTTTCATCTGGTATTTACTGCTTATCATCATAAAGCCCCTAAAACATACGCTTCAATTGCAGCAGCTGTTAAAATCAAGATTGGGACTGTATACCAAATATATATTGGCTTTTGTTTTTCTATTGTGTGATAAGTGCTGGCAGTTGCCACAGCAGAAGCCGAAATCAATTCCAATGTGACAAAAAACAAACTTAAAAACTTGTTTGGGAAATAAATATACAGTTTATATAAGATCCCAAAAGTAAATGCTGTTCTTACAGTCCAGAGCGTCCCTAAAATACCTGCTGTCCAATAATTTGCAAAGTATGCAAGAAATAAGACAGCAAAATTATTTGATAAAAGCCACAAAAGATTTTGCCAATAATTTGTAAAAAAGCTTTTAGTTGCTATAGAAACAAATCCCATAGATATTGTCGTTGTATTATTATGATGAAAAATCCCAGACAATAATCCACACAATATAAGTATTATTTCACATGGGATTACTATTTTACATACTTTTTTCAAATTTTATCACAATCATTTTCGTGTTTATATATGATTATTAATGCAAAAACAGAGAATATTAATACGAGCCATATCGTTATTACACTCAAAAAGCCCATACATTTAGATAAAAATAATAATGCACTTGATGACGCCATTCCTACAAAACATAAATGTTTTTTTAGTCTTAAAGTAGACATCCCATCATTTTCTTTATTTATGGCACGTTTTAGAATTAAAATATTAACAATTAATCCTAAGCCTTCAAAAAATAAAAAAGAGAATGAAGGAATTACATTATCAATCTGGAAAACAAAAGGTTCAAAAAACATAGAATATAAGATACCTAAAAATGCAAAACCAAACACCACAAGACCGATGATTAAAAATATAGTTGAAATAACATTAATTATTTTTAATTCGGTTTCTGATAACTCTCTAGTTTTTAACAATTTCTCCAAGAACCCAATAAGGAATTCTTGGAGATGTTTTTTGAAATTCATCCTAAAGCAGCACCAGCAAGTAGCCCTATCCCAAAAGTTGCCAATGCCCCACCTATTAATGCTCCAGCGCCTACTGCAGCTTCTGTTGCCGCTGCCGCGGCAGCGACTTCACCAGCACCACCTAAAGTAGCACCTACAGCTGCTGCACCTGGTAATGAAGTTACTGCTGCTCCTGTCGCAACTGCGGCTCCACCAATTGCGTTTGCCGCACCTGCAGCACTAGCCCCTGCGGCTGCAGCACCTGCCCCAATAGATCCTGCCGCTGCACCAGCTGCAACTCCATCCACTACTGCTTTAACACCAACTGCTACGGCATTACAATTTAATCCGTAACCGCCATTGCTAAAACTAAACTGCTCTCCAGTGCCATAACTAACTATTTTTTTCCCATTTTTAGATACTTCAAATTTCTTATCTGCTAATGAATAAGAAATATCTTCTCCATTATAAGAACACTTTGATGAGTAATTGTTTAGCATTTTAGACTTTGGCAACTGGCATCCTACCATAAATAATGAAAAAGCCAGACAAGTTGCTGTTGCAATGTGACCATATACCTTGGATATCATTTACACCCTCCATATTTTAAAACTGATTTTGGTATACAAACGAATATGATAACCAAATTGAAAAGTATTGCAACATCTCTCACAAACAAACGAGAATATTTGCGATAATTTTGGCTATTATTGACTAATAGTAGGTTGCATTTCTTTTGCTTGTAAATATAATAGAGTTTGTGAGTGCTTGCGTTTTAGTCCGTTTTGCTTGCTGCTTACAATTACAATTTTTTTATCCAAATGTTTACTAAAAAGCGACCTCTTCGGGGGTTGCCTTTTATTTTATTTTAAATATAATAATAGCAGTAAGGACTTTTCGAACTAGTCTTTATGGTTAATAATTATATTTACTATAGAATTGACAGCTTCGATTTTAATATCTGGCTGTTGTTTTTTTTTACATTCTGAATATAATAGTAGCAGTAAGGACTTTTGCGCTAGTCTTTATGGATTTTGATGTTGATTGAGATTTCAATTTTAGATGATTGAGATCTCTTTTTTAATAAACAACGTAAAATCCATTTAAGTACTAAGAGCATTAAACCTTTCAAGGCATCACCCCCAGACAGCAACAAATTTAAAATTCGTCCCATCGGAGCAATACCATAAAGACTTGTCCCTACTGCTAATAGATATTAAAATGATTCTTTAATTGGAAATCAATCCTGGGCTTGTTTTGGCTCAGGGTTGTTTTCTATTTTGCTGATTAGTTTATTAGCTGCATAGCCTCCCATAACACTTGCAAATCCACTTATCAGAGTTTCGAAAATAGAACCTGTTTTTTCAAAAAATTTTTCGAGGAAGTTCCTTCTCTTATTTTCGGTTATAGACTCTATTTTCCCAATCCCCAGAGATTCTATTTTGTCTTTAATTTTAGACGAAAAAGTTTCAATTTCATCGTCTGAGATCTTTCTCTTAACTGTCAAGCAAATAATAAAATTTGTTTCAAAATTTGTAGCCATCGATTGTTTGTTGTTTTTGCTCTTAATTAAAAATAATCCAATGAATAAAATTAAAATTAGTATAAGCATTATTTTTTTGAATAAATAAAAGTTTATTTTATCCCCCTCTTGAATTATTTTTTGCTTCTTGGTAAGTTACCAGTGATGATATCGTATTTGATTGGAGCAAAAACTAAAAATGTCTGAAATTTACTTAGAAATTCTAATAGTATGTTTGTTATCAATAGACATTATTGTTTCTCTTATAATGATTAAGCAAAATGAAAAGAAGAATGAGAAAAATAAGGGACTAATTAAATAATTAATTTTGATTGATACCGCGACTGTTAAGATATACTTTCGAAAGCACAGCGTAACCAGCCAGATCCGTAATCGTATCAATTAACCTTTCATCCGTTTCACCGTCTTTCCCACCTTTTAAAATGATTTGTTTAAGCCTGTTTAGTTTATCTTCTATCAACACCAGCGAAAAAAGATGCTAAAGTCAAAGTTTTCATCATCGTTCCACACATTTAGCCCTCTAAATTAAAAAATAAAGACCAGGCATAAGCCTGATCTTTATTTGCATTTAAATATTTATATAATCCCTAATAGCGTGATTCGTAAGGTACGGGTTCATTTCTCCATTCTAACTTTTGAGTTAGAGAAAGGAGGGATGATTATGAGTTCCAAAACTTTGATTCAGATATTGACGATTATTTTATTAATCTTTCAAATATTAAATCAAATAGAAGGCTACCGTACTCGCAATACGGTAGTAATCTTTAAAATACTTAAACTACATTAAAAGATGAACCCGTCTAACGGATTACGCTATTATTATAAAACCCTAATAATGACCCGTGCGGGACTACGCTATTATTATATTCATGAAAAATAAAAAGTCAACTCACTGTATCTACAGTTAAAGAAGTCCGCCCACCATATGCATTACCACCTATGTTATCCGCTGAATTCCCAGTGTAGTAATATAAATAAATGACGTCGTTCTCTGATACATTCGCTAATTGCGGTGATATTGTAATGCTTTCTGAATCCCCGATTTGGAGATTATCCCAACCCCAAGCCAGTGTATTGGCAGCAGAATAGCTATTTTTCACAATTCTTACATGCCTATTCCCAGCAGTGGTTACCGCTTCAAGTGCCATTTGCCCAGAAACTAAAATTTGATTAATGCCAGAGCCTATCTTTATTCCCCCATCTTGTGTTGTTGTTAGTCTCCCATCATCTGTTGAGGTTTCAAGATCCAATGGAATTATTGTATAAGTATTAACCGATAAATTTGTTATAGCTGCACTTAAACTTCGTGTCATTACACTTCTTGTAATATTAACTCCATTTACCTCAACGCTTTTTTCATCTTGAGGGAAGCAATTGAACCCAGTTGAGCTTAGTAATCTATCAAAATAGATTATTGGCATGCCTCGGCTGAGCGTTAAGTTATAAGTAGTAGAGCCGAATTTATCTGTTACTAATACCTGGACATCCCACTCATAGTTATTATCTAAAGTTAAAACTGACGTAACATCGTCTTGTAAAGTAACATAGCTACCATAACTTGAATCAGTTACTTTTTTGTATCTACACTTAATTGTAATCGTATTTTTGTTGTCAAGGCTAGAATATTCAGCATTAACAGTGATATCACTTTCTGAGTAGAAATTATGCTGCCTTTGTAAAGTTATAATTGCAGTTGGGAGAATCCAATCGAGCATTGTTACATTGAGGTTTTTAGAAGCTGTCAATCCTCGACTATCAGTGACTGTAAATGTAGCTGTAACGTCTGTTGCACTGTCAATAACAACATTGCTGACCGTTGCTGTAGATCCGCTTAAAGTCATTGTGTAGTTATTTGCATTTACTGTCACTTTACAACTTGAAATTGTTGCTGATTTATTACCAGTCAATGAGGATGCTGTGAAAAGTACTGTGCTTTGATTTCTAATGATTAATTGATTATTCCCTGTTATTGCTGTACAAGTTGTGTTTGTATCGGCATAAGAAAGCGTCCCTATGCTTGGCAAACAGTCATTTTGATTGATTGTATAAGTTCCGCCAGTTTTAGTATTTACCTGGCTTCCATAGGTTACTTTAACCTTGTAAGTACCGCTCCTGGCATTAGGAATACTTGCATAGAATCTATTTACGACAACTGAGCCATTATAACCGCTTATAGAGGTTTTAGTGGTGGTATCATTGCTTATTTGGCTGTTATCCGCTCCCAGGATATTTACTGTAATGTTCCGACCTAAAGGATTATAAAATCCTAAAGTTAATTTGCTGCCAATAGTCAGATTTGGCATGCTATTACAATATGGATATGCATAAGTCGAAACGCTCAAAGCGGAGCTATCAGTTGTTAATTGTGAATCCTTACGTCTTACCCTGGTTTTAACGTTATAAGTTGTATTTGCTGTCAAACCATTTACAGTATAGGAGCCCGACGTACCATCGGAAACGTTTATTCCTGTCCAGCTTGAACCGTTATTAGTCGAATACCAGATATAATCAATCGTGCTATCACTCGACCAGTTCATAATGATTGAAGTTTCAGTCTTATCATTCAAGGATTGGTTGACGGTTGCATAACGAGGGATTTTATCAAGGGTGACGGTGGCTGTTCCGTTACCATACATAACATTTCCGCCAACTGTGGCGCTTATGGTTGTAGACTTAGAGCCATCGGCATTATGAGGCACTGTATATGATTTTGTGAGAAGTGTTAAGCTTGCTCCAGGCTTTAATGTAAAACTTGTTGAGCTTACACTTTGAGTTGTGCCATTTACTGTTGCACTGGCTGTATAAGTACCATAAGTATTAGCAGTTGAGCTTGATGATTTTGAAGCAATAATATTTACTGTAACTGTAGATGTATTTGCTGTTGAGCCATTGCTTGTAGAACTCCATTTACAAGTGAAAGTAATATAAGAACTGGTTGATCCAGTTCTTGTTAGATTAAAACTACCTGATGCCATTTAATTTCACCTCAAATAACGTATTGATTTTTTACCAGTTTTTTAGCAAAAAAAATTGTTCCCCCCTCATACCCCCCTCCACAATCCAGATAGAAAGTAAAGAAACTAGACTATACTGTACTGTACTATACTATACTATACTGTGTCGACATTTCCAGTAAATTCCAGCTTCATTTGCGGGGTGCGATTTTGTGCATTCCTACAAAAATTAAGCTGACTATGAAATTGCAGTTTATTTATTTTTGGTTGTGCATTATAATTCAATAAAATATAGCTAAAGGAGTGTACATGGCTCAAAGACGTATGATTTCAAAACACATCTATGATTCTGATAAATTTTTAGATTTACCACATTCTACTCAGAATTTATATACACATTTAATAATAAGAGCTGATGATGACGGATTTGTTGGGAATGTTAAAAGAATATTGTTAATGATCCAATGTTCAGAAATAGATTTGAAACTTTTAATCAGTTCTGGATATGTGATCCCATTTGAAACAGGTGTTTGTGTTATAGCAGACTGGCAGCAATTCAATAAAGTTCAAAAATCCAGACATGTCCCAACAATGTATTTAGACGAACGAGCTTGTTTGCGAATGGATGCGAATAAAAGATATATAGTGCCTGTAAACAAACATTAACTAGAAGCTACAGACACCAAACCTATCCCGTCCGATGTAATATTCCCACTACCATCATCCAAAGTAATCGGAATGAATCTTAGTTTGTTACAAAGTGTTATTTCTTCTTCGACAACCGACTTTTTCATGTGAAATTCATCTTTATCAACCCAATAAAGCTTATTTCCCAATCGGTCATACCCTGCAAATCCGACTTGATTATTTATAACAATGTATGAATGGTCTACACCATACATTTTTAATCCGCTTTTATTAAGTTCTGCAATTAAATTATTAGCTTCATCATAAACTTCTAATTGCCCATATTCATTCAAATTTGAGCCTAATTTTAATGTTCCACCTTTTATTAAATTTGCAGTGAGATTTATAACATTGATTGCTTGCATGTTTAATGTTCCGTCAATAGTCCATGCAGAATTAAATGTTCCGTTTATACCATTTTGAGAGAATGCAATTCCGCCATTGTTTATCATGATTACATTTCTAGCTTCTTCTTTCGGCAGCGTATCGACTACCAATATTTTGTCACCGTCATAGATTACATAAGAATCACCAAGCGATTCCCAAATCTTATCGGTTGCTGCTTGCAATTCAGCACTTAATATTACTTGAATTGTAGCGTTATTTTCTTCGAGTTGTTGTTGCGTTGAGCTTGTTATGCCACTTACTAAGTTTGATAGTTTCTGTTGGAAGTTACCGAATTCTAGCTCTGTATATTGTTTTAAAATGCAATCGTAATCATAAGCAATTAAATGTGTAATCAGATTTATCCCTAATCTTTCATCGATTACCGCTATTGTGTCCCCAACATCGCTGATTTTCTCAAGATTAGCTTTTAAAGTGTAATTGACTTTAGGAACACAATTTCCCTCAAGATAATTCTGAGCTTGTATTCTCAAATCTTCAATTAATGCTTCGTTATATGCATCTTCTGTTTCATAATCTTCCTCCTCTATATCCTGAGAGAATGAAACAGTTTTAGTGTAAGGAAGAGCGTACTGTGTGTCGCTATATAAATATTGTTCTGGTAGTAACAATCCATCTTTACCAACTGGCATTAATTTAGTGACAACATCATCCCAATTTTCCTCGCAAGTTATTTCTTTTAAATTCTTTGCGTATCTGACTGTAACTCCGTTATCTTGCCCAATGCTGTTTAGGATTTGAATGTTGAAATTGTCTCTGACTAAATGCCCTCCCCAACGCTCTAAAACCGTCGAAATCGCCTCATAGAGTGATTTTCTTACACATCTAAATGACTTTATTGTCTGGACATCAGAAAGCGTTGTGAAGGGACTTAAGTTGTCTGTTGCCATATTCAAATGATCCAATGCATCGTTACAATTTTTCTCCACAACGTAACTATCAGCAATTAAATAATTTTCGCTATCATAGAAAACATGATAGCACCTTGTTTTTATTTTAAATCTTGTCTTTTCCACGTTCCCAACCCGAAATGCTTGATCGCCCTGGGGAGTGTCGGCAACTACAATGTTGCCTTCAACCAAATTATCTACATAATCTAAATTTGTTTCGAGATCTAAATAAAAAGAACCATTGTCCTCTTTATGGACTTTGGCTCTTAATGGATTTATAACTAAATCACCATTTGACGAAAAACTTGTATCAGTTATTCCAAATAATCTTATCATCTTGTTAGCATCCCATCTTGAATTAAATTTTAATTTTCAATAGAATCTGACAAGCAAGAATTAGTCCGTAAATGGCGGTTAGTCACTCCAATCTGAAGGAGTGATGCTTATGAATATAGATTTACTATTAATATTATTTATTTTTATAGTTTTCTATAAAAGCATAAAAAAATAACCGCTACTTGTGAAGAAGTAAGCGATTATATATAAAAATTACTAAATCACAAAAGGACTAACCGCCAAAAGCGGGATTCTTGCTATTATTATATTCAGCAAAAATAAAAAGTCAAATCGGAAATGTTATTTATCATTTCCGACTATTTCTTGATATTGTTCCTCAGAATCTGACAAGCAAGAATTGTCCGAAAAGGGCGGTTGGTCACTCCTCAAAAGTGAGGTGATGACTTGTGAATGAAGATTTACTTTTATTATTTTTAATATTAATAGTAATATTTTTAATCATAAAAAAATAACCGCATCTGTTCGAAAGATTGCGGTTATAAACTAGCAATTTCGATAGGACCAACCGCTCAATGCGGGATTCTTGCTATTATTATATAAATCAAAAATAAAAAATCAAATCAGCGAGGGCTATTTTTCTTAATTAGGGGTTAAGAGATGGATTCTATGAGCTTTTGCCCTCGCCTTATCGGGAATGTTATTTAGCATCCCCGACTATTTCTTTATATTGTTCCTCAGTGATTATGCCTTTTTCTTTAGCAATCTCCACTTGTTTCTCATTCCAAAGCCCACGATCAAAGTTCTTTTTAATTAATTCGAAATTCATATATATTCCTCCAAATTATTGAAATAAATTTTAATTTTTAATATTATCCCGAAAGCGTAACTTGGAAGTACGGGTTTATTACTTCAATCTAGCTTTTTAGCTAGGGAATGAGGTGATAATATGCTAGATTTGTTACTTAAAATCTTGGAAATTATAAATTTAATATTCCAAATAAAAAAGAACAAAAATAGCAACCGTGCTGAGAACACGGTTGTTTATATAATTATTATTGAATAAAGTATAAACCCGTAAACGAGTTACGCTGTTATTATATTTATAGAAAATAAAAAATCAACTACATATTTAAAACATTTTGAAATTCCAAAGCTGCAGCTATTCTTTCTTCTGCTGAGACTTCTGGCTCAGGGGCGGGTGCGTTTCTAATATCCTCAATCTGTTTAATCGCTTCTTCATCACTTACTGAAACGTCAATCCCCATTTGGGACTTAATAGCTGCTAAGTTTTGAATAGCAAACATTACTTGCCCTGCCTCGTCTGTCTCTATGATATGAGTAAAAGCTTCAACTGCGGGATAGTCTTTTTTGACCCTTTCAGGCGTTGCTAATTCTCCATTAGGGAACATATAAGTTTTTGAACCATCGTATTTTTCAATTTTAATCATTTTAAATCTCCTTATTAATTTATTGTGGCATCTTTAATTTTTATATAACCCGTTATAGGGGCTGTGGTTGTTATCATTTGCATTGAATCAGAAGTGGCTTCATCTGACATACTGCCAAGCTTATATTTAGTGCCTGGATAGACTTGTACTTGATTATTGATGTAGTATGCATCAACTGCCGCTGAATAACTACTACCATATCCACCACCAAATAAAGCATAATCGCCTACTGTTGTGGCTGCTAAACTATTTCTACCAACACCTAATGCTGTTGGTGTCGAACGTGTTAAGTTTGAGTCATATGCGTCTACTGTTGGTAGGTGGTCACTATTACCATATCCGCCACCAAATAAAGCGTAATTGCCTAATGTAGTTGCTGACAGGAATGTCCTTCTGACACTTAATGCTGTTGGTGTCGAACGTGTTAAGTTTGAGTCATATGCATCAACCGTAGAGAAGTTAGTAGAACTATCATACCCACCACCAAATAAAGCATAGTCACCGACTGTTGTGGCTGCTAATCCATATCTACTCATGCTTAATCGTGTTGGTGTAGTCCTTGTTAAATTAACATCATAAGCGTCAACAATGTCAATCGAAAGATCAGTACTCATATATCTGTCCTCCTGCAAAAAGTGCATAATTACCAACAGTTGCAGCTGCTAAATTTGCCCTTTCGAAACTTAATGATGTTGGTGTTGATCTTATTAAATTTGTATTGTATGCATCGACAGTCGAATAATAAACAGAAGAATAATTATATCCACCACCAAATAAAGCATAACCACCTACTGTTGTGGCTGCAAGATTTGCCCTTGCAACACTTAAAGATGTTGGTGTCGAACGTGTTAAGCTTGTGTTGTATGCATCTACTGTTGATGAAATGCTTTCATTAACCCCCCCACCAAATAAAGCATAATTCTCCACTGTTGTGGCTGCTAAATAATGCCTATATGCACTTAATGATGTTGGTGTTGACCATGTTAAATTTGTATCATATGCATCAACTGCCGATGCATAACCACTAGCACCCCCACCACCAAATAAAGCATAATCGCCTACTGTTGTGGCTGCAAGATTTGCCCTTGCAACACTTAAGTCAGCGGTTCTCATTCCCACTAAAGCATAAACATTATTAAACATAACGGTAGCATAGCCACTACCACCGCCACCTTTTCTTGAGATTATTGCCTGTGCCATTATCTCACCACCTTTAATTGAATTGGAATGTCAATTTCGGGCAGTCCCTCAAAGCAAGTAGCGGTTATAGATCCGTCTGCTGTTTCAATCTTAGAAACCGACATCCATGCTTCGATTTGAGAAATGGCAGTTGATGTTGATTGGTCTAAAACTACATCAACAATAGGAGTATCAGTTGCTAATATCCCTGTAATTGAAACTGTTTGAGTATAAGGTGCTGCAGATCCGCTCCAACCACTTGATAATAAAGTTGCAGTATATAAAGTCGTAGTTGCTTTAGTACTTAATAATGCGTCATCCTCGGTTTTAGTATAGTAATTTACTAAATCATCCGAGGTATTAGTAATAAAAATGCCGTCATTCGTGAAATCTGACAGCTTTGTTGGTTTATTTTCTAATTCATTATAATCAGTTGTTCCTGGAGCACCTTTAAGCATTAATACTTGAACATTCGGATTTTTAACAAATTTATCGCTCATTATTTTCTCACCCCTTTAAAAAGTCATATCTTTTTCTATCTTTAAAACCCCTTTGCGGATCGTGAATACATCTTGATTAATTCCAATTTGGAAATCATAGAAGTAGTTCCCAGGCTCAATGGTTTTAGTGTCTATTGGAGCAACTCTAATTCTATATGTCACAGATTTTTCATCTGATTCTACTATTTCGATTCCGTTATTTAATGATTTCTGAAATATATATACATAATCATCATAATTTTTTTTGCACGAAAAATAGGCAGTATCTAGTTCCTGAACATCTTCGTCAAACTCAACTTTTAATGCAAATGCTAAAGTATCGCCACGAACCATTTTCACGTTTGTATTAGCCATGAAATCCCTCCTTTATATCCACCTGGAGTAGTTTTCAACCTCAAATTCTTCTACATCTCCCGTCCAACTAATTTCGTTTTTACCTACATTTAAAACAAAGTTTTCATAGTCTCCAGTGACTAATCTATTTTTAAGTGTTCCGTCCTTATATGCTTCAAGCTGCCCCGAATCAATAGTTATATATTCTTCATCACCCAATTGGATCACGAATATTTGGACATCATTAAGGCTTAAATTGATTGTTCCGCTCCCATAGATAGTCATAATCGGTTTTGATAGATAATTTCCGTTGTTTCTAATCGTGAAGCTGCCCTCTCCATCGTCTCTTAAGCTAAGATTCAGAGTAAAATTCATTGCTGTATTTGCAGCAATGTAAAAATATAAATAGTTATAAGTTTTAATTTCGTTTAATGTAGTTGAAATTGTGAGCGTTGTATTGTTTTGTAATGTTACATATTTACCGCCAAACGAATTAGCATTTGACGGGCTATCATATACAAGCCTTAATGAGCAAGCACTAACCGACGTTCCGCTCCCCAAGGCACTCAAAGTATAACTGCCTGGATTTAACACAACCGTGTTAATTGGCAAATAAAATTCTGTAGCTGCTGTACCCGTTCCGCTTATATTAATGCTGCCATTACTTGCTGTGAGCGTTATTCCATTTATCGTTCTTGTATAATCATTAAAACTTAATAATTGATTATTAACAGTATAAGTTTTCATTGTTTCTATACTGGAATATTTAAAAGGCTGTACGTGCATTGTTACAGTAGCAGTCCTAAATCTTATTAATCTCTCAAAATCTATTTGATTTAATATCTGATAGTTATAATATTTATCAGGTTCGTTGGAAAAAGTAACAGTTCCTTCGCTATTAAAGAATGCAATTATGTCATCTATATCGAAATCATAAGATAATCCAATATCAAATGATTTATCATAAGCTGAAAACCCAAGTTTAGTAACAATATCACCGTCACGACCATCTATTTCTTCAATTTGAGTTCGGATCTGAGGTTTTACCACAGGTGGTAGAGACTGAATTATTAATCCTTGAAGTTCGCTGCTGCTTTTCCCGTTTAAAATGATTTCATTTAGCACTTTACCACCTCCTAGCTATAAATTGCTCTTGCTACTGTTTTTTCAACAAATTTACCCATCGTCTCATCGTCCATTTCAATGGTCATTTCACTTAGAGCCTGTTTAAATGAATCAACGAGCATATTATATTCATATTGAGCATTTCTATTTGATAAGTTTTCGTTTAATGTTCTATTTAAGTTAAGCCCAGCCAATAATGAATTTTGCAATTGAGCAGCTACTAATTTAATCCACTTGGTATTCTTTTCAAGAGGGACAATCGCTTCTGCTCCGTCCTCACCAGCGATTACTGTACGTGGGCCATCGTCTAAAACACCACCACGAGCAAGCCTTGGGAATTTAACATCGCCAAGTTCACCTATACTTACACCTGGTATAAGATTAATTAATCTGATTGCTCCATTGATTAATCCAATAGCTTTGTTAATTGTTTTTTCAATCATAGAAATAACACCATTGATTCCGCTTTTTACTGCTCCACCGATTGCATCACCAATTTTTGTTCCAAGATCACTAAATTTCTTTTTGATAGTGTCCCATAAATCACCAAAGAATTTTCCCCATCCTGAGAAAACATTTTTGACTGCATCCCAGGCATCTGTAAATTTATCTTTGAAATAATCTTTGACTTTGCTAAACACTTCTTTGACTTTGCCCCAAATATCTTGGAAAAAGCCAGCCCATTTATTAAGTATTTCTTTGATTGCATCCCAAGCATCTGTAAATTTGTCTTTGAAATAGTCTTTAACTTTACTGAATACTTCTTTGACTTTATTCCAAATATCTTGGAAGAAAGCTTGCCATTTATTAAGTATTTCTTTGATTTTATTCCAAGCGTCAGTAAACCATTTTTTGAATTGTTCAGGTACTTTATTCCAAATTTCTTTAATTTTATCCCACAATTCAGAAAAGAGTTTAGATAATGGTTCGCTTAAACCACCTAAAAATGCATTTACAATCGTAGGCAACTCTTTTATCAATTCCCCTACTATTACAGGAATGGCTTGCACAAGTGCCATAAATAACTGTATTGCGCCATTTAACAATATTGGTATATTTTGTATCAATACAGTTACAATACTTGTTACAATAGTTGGTATCATTGGAACTAAAGCTTTGATAATTTCAGGTATTGCGTCGACGATAGCCATCAATAACTGAATAGCACCATCCATAAGTGCGTTTATTTGGCTAACCAAACCATTTACCATACTTTGAACGATTGTTGGTAAATTTTGCACTATAATGGGTATGATTTGTGGTATTGCTTCTACAATTCCCATAAGCAGTTGTACAGCACCGTTTATTAATGCAGGTATACCAACAATTAAACCATTAATAATACTATCTATAAGCTGTGGTAAAGCTGTCATAATAGCTTGTACTGCAGCGGGTATAGCTTGAGCTATTCCACTTAGTAGCGTAACAGCACCGTTTATCAAATCGGGCAGAGAATTTACCAGTCCTTGAACAATTTGCGGGACTATTTCAACGATTGTAGTTACCAGATTAGGTAACATCTCGCCAACCCCAGACATAATTCCACCAATCATTCTAAGGCCAGCTTCAATTAACATTGGCAAAGCAGCTATTATTGCTTGAACAAAAGCCATTACTAATTTTGTGGCTTCTGCAGTCATTGGGGCAATACTATCACTAATTTGAGAAAACAATGTTTGCAAAGCTTCAGGGAACTTTTCTGTAAGGATTTTGGCCATAGTAGACATAACATTGGTCACACGAGGTAATAGATTTGTCATTACTGTACCAATACTGTCAATTAAATTAGTCATTAATTGTTCAAGATTCGCATTTTCGTTAGCCAAACCAGCGACCAGATTACTCCACGCTGAACCCATCGATGCTACAGAACCTTGTATTGTTTCACTGGCTTCCTGTGCAGTCGTTCCTGTAATACCCATTTCAGTTTGTATTATATGGATTGCTTCGGTAACATCAGCAAAACTTTCAATAGACAACTCAGCCATTTCGCCATTAGCTTGTTTGACTTTATTGGCATCAGCTATAAGGCGTTCCATTTCACTTTTTGTACCACCATAGCCAAGCTTCAAGTTGTCTAGCATTGTGTAATTTTGCTTAGCAAAACCTTGATAAGCATTTTGTATATCAGTAATAGAAGATCCCATTTTATTGGCATTGTCAGCCATATCGATAACTGCCCTATTACCATATTCAGCGGCTGCGGCTGTGTCTTGCCCTAAAGACTGTAACAAGCTTGCACTAAAGCCTGTTATTGTTTCCATATACTCATTTGCATTTAAGCCTGCAGTTTTATATGCATCATTGGCATAAGTCTCTACTACGCCAGAGCTTTCTTTAAAAAGAGTCTCAACACCACCGATCAACTGCTCGTACTCACCATAACTACTGATAGCTTGTTTCCCAACGTCTATGACCGCTTTTCCCATGTTCTTTATTGCATTTATAGCAAGGGTTATTCCCTGACTTACTAAATTTGCCAAAGCACCTTTCATTACAGTGAATCCGTCACTTGCATTATCAGCACTTTCGCCCGTACCATCCAATGATTTAGTCAATTCATCAGAGGCAGACTCAGCTTCATTAAGTTTAGATTTATTTTCTGCAAGTTCTCCGTCTAATTCGGACATTTCAGATTCAAGCACTTTAGCAGCATCTGAATTTTTGCCTTGCTCTAAAACAACATTGGAGTATTGATCTTTTAATGATCTTAGCTTACTTTCTTGATCGGATATCGTGGATTTTAGCTTTTCATACGTAGTACTTGATTTATCCGCTTCGCTGCGGTTTTTTGCCATTTGAGAATCAAGGTTTGAAAGTGCTCTTTCAGTTACTTTTATATCCGCTTCTGCATTCTTGATTTTGACACCCATGTCTTGCATGGATTTACCATTGGCATCTTGATTCTTAGTGCTTTTGTCTACTTGTTTTGATAAATCATTAACAACTTTTTCTTGGGCTTTGTATTCTGACGAAGTTGTCCCGAGGGTTTTGCCAATGTACTCAAGCTTTGCTTTTTCTTCTTCATATTTTTTTATTAAAGCATTATGCTTTTCTGTGTTAGCAATATATTGCTGATTCATTGAAGCATATTGAAGTTTTAAATTGGCAAGCTTATCTTTCTGCAATCCTAGTTTAGTTGTTAAATCAGCACTCTTAGCTGATAACGCTGACATAGACTTATCGTTTTTATCATAGCTGGCAGCTGAGGCTCTCATCTCTGCTGATAATTCTCTAAGATTAGTAGTAATTTGTTGTAGGGCTCTCCGATACTCGGCTTCTCCAACCAACTTTATGGAGCCTCCGAAACTATTACTCAATATTCTTCACCCCCTTTAAAACCATTCTTGAGCTTTCTGAGATTTTACATATGCTTCTTTATAAGTTATATTTGCATTCTTAAGTCTCATTTCATAATCCCAATCATCTTTGTAATGGCCATATAATTTGTCAAACAAAGTTAGTGTTAATCTTCCAGTCTCTTTATGAGAAAGTTTCAATTTTGTTCGCCCAATAAAATAAAACCACGAGAAGTCAAGGACTGGATCTATCGTTTCTTCGTGGATGATCCGTTTTTTTCGTTGCTTTTAGTACTTTTTACAACCGTACTGCTTAAAGCTGTAGCTGCTTGATTTATTCCTATTTCTGATACCATTCTTCCAACTTTTTTTAATGTTAATGGCGGATCATCAGTGCCATTTTCCTCATTGCTGATATCAATGCCTTCATTGAGCATGGCAGCAAATCCATATTTAAGGGCTTTGACATTTGGCTCACCGTTTGCAGGTTCACACATCGCCCCCCATTTTTCAATGCTTTCATATTCATCCTGGATTGCTTCCATTACGTTCAGATTAAAGACCAACTTATAATCTTTATCTTTGTATTGGATTGTTGTACTTACATCTTTCATCTCATTTCCCTCCAAACCAATAATAAAAGGCGGAATATATCCGCCTTATCTTTTTTTAGCCGTTGGTACCAGTAGGTGCTTCCATAAGGCTTTCTAAATAAGTAATTGCAGCCTGTTTAGTATCAAATGTTTGAGCAACAGACCAATTCCCATTTGCAAGAGCAGCAACCGTTCCTTCAATTTCAGTTGTTGCAAATTCCAAAGATTCGCCTTTTGTAGTGTTTTCTGCACTCGGCTCTGAAAATTTCACTTTGTACAGAAATTCGACCTTATATTTATAAACACCAGATACCATTTTCGTAACAACTCGTCCCAATCCAACATAAGGAGCTGTATCATTAGCATTCCTGGTCATTATGCCTTCTTCTGTGATTGTATGACCGAGGAGCGCTGCCATAGTTGCAAGGTCATCTTCATCGATGCCCATTGTTACAGTACCGCTCTGGAATGATGTATCGCTTTCTGCTAAAGTATCGTCTGCATAAAGTGTCGCTGAGTTATTTGAAATTTCTACATTACAAGAAACAGCTTTACCTGGTGTTTTAGCACCATCATAAGACGGTGTGCCATCTGCTGCCTCTGTTAGCATTGAATATCTAAAATTAGTAAGTCCTATTTTCGCCATTAGTTAATTCCTCCCTCATATAAGCAAAATTTAATGTTTTGTGATAATAGCCAGTATCGGTCTCATAGAAATCTGGGCTTGACCGACTAGGCTGCCAAATAAATCCATTCTGTTTTAATAAACTTTTTACACTCTCAATAATATTTGTGTAATTGCCTTTTGAATAAATATCAAAATCATAATAATCTACATAACCAATCAAATCGTCATCACCACTCAATGAATTATCCGCATCTATTTGCTGATAAGTGATATATGGTTCTCCATGCCCTTCATAAAACAAAAATTTGACGGGGATATTTACCCCGTCAACTGTAAAATCGGTAAATATGGTTTTTATTAATTCATTCATAACATAACCCCATTAATTCATTGATTGACTATTTCTTTTATTAATTCCGTTTCCTTTTTCATCATTGCAATAACTATTCGCTTGCTTTCCATAGACTTACGAAAGAATGGGTGTTTTGGGAATTTACTAGATCCATATTCAAATATATTAGCAACCAACGGTGCTGGCGTTACTCTATTGTTATGGTTTATAAAATAACCATAGAACCCAATTTTAATATTAATAGCACCGTCAGACGGTGTCCTATATACCTTAGTCATTTTCAATTTCCGCATAATGTCTGATTTCTTGAATGATGCTGGAACATTAGCTTTTACAGTTTCATAAGCAACATTTCCACCTGCTTTTAATACTTCAGAATACATTTTAGGTGATTTCATATAAAGACTCTCAAAATTACTTATAATCACATATGGAATGGCCGCATCAAATTTTGCCATTAGTGTGTCACTTCCTTTGCCTGGATTTCCAATTCAACATCTGCTTCATCAATATTATTAAGATATTCAATTGTGTAGGTTTTCCCTTTAAATTCAATCAACATATCTCTATTGAGTTCTGTATGCGGATATCTAATTGTGAAATTAGTAAAAGCTTTTTCAAAGTCACTACCATTTGCAATAAGAGTAAATCCCTTTGTAGTTCTGACATTTGCATAAGGCTGGAGGACGAGCGTATTTACCGTTGTTTGAAAGCCTTGATCGTCCTCTACAACCTGAGTACTGTAGATTTTAATTTTATGATTATATTTCCCAGCGTTGATCATTGAGCTTTTCATAGCAAATTCACCGAATGCATACCAAGTATGCTCTCAATAACATTATTCAGATTTTTGCTTTCGACATACATGGTTCTGTTGTCCCACATATCCTGGCAAAGTACAAAAACGACTATCACAAAATCCTGATAGTTGTCTAGTTCTTCCTCTGTTCTGCCTGTGTAATTAATAATAAAAGTTTTGGCAACATTTAAAAGATTATTAAGAGTGTTTATATCATCATTATCTATTTCTGCAAGACGCAAATAATCAGCGATATCCTCATAAGTAATATCGCTGACTTTAGTTAATTCGTTCATGTTGTCCTCCTTTTGGAGCTGTTCTCACAACATTACTCATTATTCCACATTAATTTCTGCTGATGCGTATTCTGTAACATCGACTGTACCGTTTTTAGTAATCGTAATAGATCCAGTCGGACTAATTAGTGTATAAGCTTCAGCAAGACCATCCGAAATAAGATCTTCTCCCAATTCGCTTGAAACTTCAGCAACTCCTCCATGAGCAAGAGAAGTAAGGGCTCCTGATTCATCACGAACTGTCAAAGCTTTTAATGCTCTGATTTTCATTTTTTACTGCTCCCTTTTTTAATTTTAGTCTCTTTGCTTTGAACAACTTTTTTAATTTTTGTTTCTTTTAGTTCTTCAATATAACCTGCTTTTAATAGGTCATTAGCAATGGACTTATCAGAAATTTCCCTAGTCTCGCCCATTGCCATAGAACACAAGCCACTAAAAGAAACTAAAGCTCTATAAATCATTAAGAACCACTCGCCATTGTAAGTACTGCAATTTGTTGCTCATCAATGACTTTGGAATCAAACTCAAGCCAGCCTACAACACCGATTGCGTGCTCATCTGCATATCTTTCACGCAATACTTCAATGTTTATGTTTTCATTAAATTTAGTTGCAAGCCCATGCATATCCCCGTAATAGATTGCTCTATTTCCTGCTCCAATATTTGGCATATTGTCTGAAACATATACAGGTTTGCCAAGTAAAGAAGTACCAAACGGAGTTGAAACATCATCATTTAGCAAGTAGTAACCTGTTTGAGATTTAAGCAAGCGAAGTGCTGTCCTGGTTGCAGGGGACATAACCCAAATAGCATTTCTCTGGAATTGATCTTTAATAGAATCGTGAAGCTGTACAACCTCATCAGCAGTAATTGCAGTTGCAGAAGCAGCTGTAATGCCATTAGAAAGCGTTGAAAGACCAGTTACCTTACCTGAAGTACCATTAAGCAATTCTCCCTCAATCCATCTACTAATTTGATATGCCATTTCATCAACTACAAATCCGACAATATCAAAATGAACATTATTGATAAGTGAACGTGAAATTTTAGTTAAACATCCTGCAAGGAATCCAGTAAGTGTTACTGTATCGAATGAACCAGAAGAGGATGCCAACGGTGAAAACTCTGTCTGATATGCAACATTGATTTTATTTGAATCAGCAGGATAGAAAGGTACTGACAAATTCCCTTTGACATTAAATTTCTGTGATCTTTCAAGGATCGGAGAAATATCATAGACTTTTTTAATAATGTAATTGACAATAGTTGTCGGGATTAATTTCCCACCAGCACCACCAGTTGTTGTTGTAGATGAATCGTAAGGCGTTGGCGTGAGTTCTCCAGCTCTTTGGTGAACAACATAACCCCTAATAAAGTTTTCAAATGCTTCTCTTTCCTGGATTTCAATTGCTCTTGTTTCTTCTGCTTCTTTTGTTGTTTCTTTTTCCATAACTTTTTCACCCTCTCCTTTTCTTCCCATACGGTCTAATTCGTCGATATCATCGACAAGTTCAAGATGCCTTACAATTCTTCGGACATTATCCCTAATTTCTGCAATCTCTGCAGCCTCAGCCTCAGTTAATTCTCTTTTTTCCGCCTTTGCAGTATTAATTACTGCTTCTGCTCTGGTTATTAAATCATTTTTCTTCTCAACTAAATCTTTCATTTAGATTTCTCCTTTCATTTCTTTAATTAGATTTTCATACTTTGAATAATCGATTGGTTTAGGTTCTTCTGCAGCCTTTTGAGGAGGCTCTTTAGGTCCTGGTTTCGGTTCTTCTCTGATTTCAATTTCAGTTACAAAAGGTTCGCCATGATACTGGAATTCATCATCCGAACGAACCGCTAAAAGCGTGCCCTCATAGGCTGGCGTTTTTGACCTATCAAGAATAGAAACCTCGTATAAGTCAAGATCTTTGACATCACGGGTTGGCATTCCGTTTTCCATTGTGTTATCAACTTCACGGTCTTTAAATCCGAAGCTCCACCCGACCAATGAATTGTTCCTTGCCTTTTCTATAACTTCCTGGTCTGTAATTGTTGCTCTTGCATGAAGCCCAATATTATCTTCTGTTAGAACAAGATTGCCGTCTTTTGTCCCTCCTAAATCTCTTTCCCAGTTATGATTTAAGAGTAGACGAATATTATCATTCCTATCAATCGCTTTTTTGAATGCTCCTTTGCAGATCCGCTCTACGAATCTACCAATCCTGGACATTAAAGGTCTTGATTTTCTTTCAATAGCATTGACATAGCCAGAAATCTCGACACTATCGTCTTTAATCCTGACTTCCATATTCATCACCCCCTTCCAAAGATTTTGGCATAGAAAAAGAGACACCAATAAACAGTGTCTCTTCTTGAAATACATTAAATTTTCAATAGAATTCCTGATGCAAGAGTTTGTCCGAAAAGGGCGGTTAGTCACTCCTCAATAAATCGAGGTGATGACTATGAAAGAAACTTTAAGTTTAGTTTTCTTCATATTATTTATGATATTTTTAATTATCATTTCAATAAAATAATAACCGTCCCTAAGCAAAGTCGACGGTTATATACTTAGAATTTGTAAAGGACTAACCGCTCTAAGCGGAGCTCTTGCATTTATTATATTCATCAAAAATAAAAAAGCAACTTTAATTACTTGGTATTGCTTGGATTTTGCTTGCATACTCTGACCAGCCACTAGCTGATTTGTAAGTATCTACTGATTCTGCAGGAACGTAGATTACTAGGGATGAAGAAGTCCCAGATAAAGCACTATTCGCTAAAGTTGGGGGTGATATGGCTTCTACTGTTACACTTATTAAAGCTGAGCAACCAGAAAAAGCATACGATTTAATACTAGTAATACCATTCGCAATTTCTACGCTTGTTAAATTATAATTACCAGCAAATGCGAAATCATTAATTATAGAAACGCTATCTGGTATCACTATACTTATTAATCCACATTGAGAAAAACACGAATTAGGAATATTAGTAATGCCATTTGGTAATGTTATATTAGTTAGTTCTTTACAATAGTAAAAAGCAGAATTACCGATACTAGTAACACTATTTGGTATTGTTACACTTGTTAATTTTGAACAATAGTAAAAAGCAGAAGCATCGATACTAGTAACACTATTTGGTATTGTTACACTTGTTAAACTTGTGCAATAGTGAAAAGCATTTTGACTAATACTTGTAACACTGTTTGGTATTGTTATACTTGTTAATTTTGAACAATAACCAAAGACATATGGATTAATACTTGTAACATTGTTTGGTATTGTTACACTTGTTAAACTTGTGCAATAGTAAAAAGCATAGTCCCTGACACTAGTAACACTATTTGGTATTGTTATACTTGTTAATTTTGAACAATAACCAAAGACATATGGATTAATACTTGTAACATTGTTTGGTATTGTTACACTTGTTAAACTTGTGCAATAGTAAAAAGCATAGTCCCTGACACTAGTAACACCTTTTAACATATCAGCTGTCACCTCAGTTATGCTTCCGTCAACAAGTGCCTTAAAAGCAGCGTTACTATCACCACCTCCGCCACCGCTTAGCTTTTGTGCAAGCAGCTGATTATAGAAATCCATTTACTCACCGCCAATCTTTGCCCAGGTAGTACCGTCAAAGTAATAAAAGTCTCCAGTATCAAGCTCTAGAAACAAAGAATTGACAGCACATTCAGTAGGTTTTGTGTCTGTTGATAATCCTTTATAATCGTGTTCATCTTTTTGTCGATTATTATTAATACTTATCATATATTTCCCCTTTCTATCCTTCGCTGCTATTACCACTTGCTTCAAATTCCTGATCAAGCTCGTGATCTGCTAGTACTTTATCTGCGTTTAAATCTGTAAGAACATTCGTATTTGGTGTATAGAATTTTCCTGTGTTTATATTAAATAATGTGGACCCAAGCCCAAAATCGATACAATCGAGTCCCTCTATATAATCTAAATTCTCATATCTTCTAATTTCATTTAATGTTAAGAAACCAGTTTCCTTAGCCAATTTGTATGACTCATATCTTTCCTTTAAGCTAGATTTGATTATTTCCTTGACATCAAATTCAAAGAAATGATTTTTCTTTTCTTTCTCCAGAAGCAAATCACGATTTAAAGCAGTCTCAAAAGCTTTTACAATCGGATATATCGCTTCTTTAAAAGTCAAATCAAAGTCTTCATTGATATGAAAGATTTTATTAATCTCATTGGCCAGAGTGTTCTTGTTCTGATCCAATTGCATTTCGACGGATGAGTTTGAGCTTTCTTGAAACTCCAACCCATTGTTAAGAACAACTACATTCTCGCTATTATTGGCATACATATTCCGCCAGGCTTTTTTCAAAGTATCAATTTCATCCTGGCCGAGCCTTCTTTGAGCTTTTAAAAAGCCCTTTTTATTACCACCGCTTTTAACGAGTGATAATTGATATAAGAGCGTGTTATATGCTGTCTCTAAAGTCTTTGACAATTCATCTGTTAAACCAACGCCAGTCGCTCCATCTTTGGTATTCCTGAGAAGTTTAATAAACTCATATGGTTTATACTCTTGCCCTTCAACCAGAATCACATAGTCTTTAAAGATTGGTTTAAAGTTTTTCAAAACAGTTATGTATATATCCTGTACATACCGCAAAGCCACAACTTCATTTCGCTTGCGTTGGATATAGCAGTAACCGCCTTTGCCCATTAAATAATCTTCGACCATTGCTTTCTTCAGTTGGTAAGCATCTAAAGTATCGCCAGTATCACCATTAAGAAGCTTTACTCTACTGTCATTTCCTTGTTCTTCTACTCTACCGTTCTTGTATTTATAGAGTTTTACTGGCATCGCAGCAATCATATTCCCAATGAAATCAACCGCTCCGCTCACCGCTGGCAGTGTCAATGCTTTTTCACGAGTGATCGCTTCATTGCTAAGCAAGGCTTGCAGCAGCACATCATCAACAGGAGGTGTGATTGGTACAGGTGGCTCTGGTGTGCTATCTCTCTTATTAAAAAAATCAAAGAACCCCATATTCTCACCTTCTTTCAATGTTTTGACATAGAAAAAGAGACACCTATTAAAAGTGTCTCTTAATTGAAGTCCATTTAATTATCAATATAATTCCGTATGCAAGAGTTTGTCCGAAAAGGGCGGTTAGTCACTCCCTACGAAAGGAGTGATTGATATGAAGGAAACATTAAGTTTGATTTTTCTCATATTACTTATAATTTTGTTAATAGTTATAACAATAAAATTATAGCCGCTCTTAGTTCGAAAAGATAGCGACTATAAAATTTTCTTTAAGAATCAGGACTTACCGCCTTTTAAGCGGAGCTCTTGCACTTATTATATTCACCAAAAATAAAAAATCAAATCCAACTACAAAACTTGAATCGTGAAATCTGATTGATTTAAGAAATAATCTTGCTCAAGCAAATACACAGCACTGATCATTGAAGCCACCATATCAATTTTCCCTCTGCTTTTCTTTTTCGACACATATAAGTTCTTGTTTGTGTCATAAGTACATTTAGCATTTTGAAAATTAATTTCTAATAGTTTGTTTTCAGTATATGAAAAAGAATTTGACAATATCTTTTCTTTCAGAAGTTTTGTTGGAGAATGAAGCACGCTCGAATGCTGCCTGATTTCGACCATATTAAATCCAGCATTTTCAAGCTTTTGAGCAGTTGATAAGGCATTCCATCTGTCATAGCCAATGGCTTGAATTTGCACTCCATATTTACTTTCTAAATTTAAGATAAAATCCTCAACAAAAGCATAATCAATGACTTTATCTCCGCAAGCAATTACTTTCTCTGTTTTACAAAGCTCAGTATAATTAACTTTTTCACTTAAAGTCTTTTCCTGAATTCTGCCCTCTGGAATAAATGCCCATGAATCAGCAAGTATATTGTTATCATCATCAACTGATACCATAGCAACTGAAGTGTTATCATTCGTTTCTGATAAGTCCAGACCGACATAAACAACACGACCTGCCCAATCAATATTTGCAACCTTGCATTCCTGTACATCTTTAATATCAATATAAGTCTCCGTACCGACACCAGAATAAATAATATTACAGTGCTTGGTTACGAAGTTTTCCCTGGCACTTTCGACTGCAATTGCATAAGCTCGTTTTTTAACTAAGTCATCCCATATTTCTGGGATCTCAAGAGCAACAGGATTCGCTTGCTGCAAAATCAAATCATTGGTTTCCCAGCCTTTTGTTTTATCTGGCTCATAAAGCAGGGAAAATCTTGTTTCATCCTTTTCCACCCCGTCAAGCACTTGTTTACTATACTTGACTTCATCCTCAAACGGATTATCTATTGTCGGGTATTTGGTGGATATTATAAATCCTAATTTATTCAATATATTTAATTGCCCAGATCTCATCGCTTGAATAGGATATGAGATTGGCAATGCTCCTGTTTCGTCGCATATAAAAGCATTTGGGAGTTTCATTTTGTTATCGTAAAGGCTTTTTATCCTCTACTTCTTATAGTTTCCTATAAGCTCAGCACAACTTTTCAACCTCGAGGGCTGTCGGGGCCTCGTGGATGCGTTATATTCTCTCTCATCGATTAAAGAGTTTCAGCATCTATGCGTTGCGTGTGACTAAATTTTTAAATTTAGCCTTCCACTCTGATTAGCTTGCAGCACCATTCGTACGCAATGGCAAATTATGATTTAGCGTGCCGACTGTGATATAAAATTTAGTATTCAGGAGGTTTTTCCACCTCTTTTAAAAAATTTTTTATTTAACGCAAATCATAATTTTGCTGTTTAGCTTTCCAGTTTTTTCCCCGATGCATTCTGTTACATCGCTATAACAGTGGGCAATTAAATTTACCATCCATTCTGCTTGTTGAATACGACAACGGAGTATATTTAGTTTGCATAGGATCAAACATAATATAATCACGCAAAAGTCTAAATCTTTTTTTGTTCTTATGCTCATAAACAATAGGGCTGGATCTGATTGTTTCAGCTATTGCTTCTCTTATTTCCCTCGATAAGCTCCCATCAGGAGCAACAGAATAAAACTTTGAGAATCGAGGTTCAGTTAGAAATAAAATAATAAATATTGTCGCTATGGTGTATGTCTTAAAATTTTTTCGGCATATTTCTAAAACGCCAGTTTCATATCTTCGTTTCTCAGGATTATCTCGATAAACCGTGCATAAAATTGCAGTATAAAAAAGCCATTGATAGCCACAAGTCGTTTCATAAAGGCTTTTACCAGCCTTTAATCCTTTTGGCATAATCAATAGCTTTAAAATATTTTCTAACTGTCTTAATTTCTTTTCGCTAATAATATACTTTTTATCTTTCCCATCACAAATACGAATAAACTCTTCCATTTGAAGCTTTACATACTTTGGAGTGGTTTTTTTCTTTCTGTGCTCCAGGCAAAAATCATATGCTTTCAATCTTCATCACTACCATTAATCATTTTCATAAGCATATCTTCTTCTTCAGTTGATTCTTCAACGTTGAAGTTCTTAATGATTCTTATAAGGGTTGCAACGGTTTTATTTGCAGAATCCGTTGTCCTATTGTATTCTGCAACCGCTGGGTTGGAATATAGGTTTTTTCGCCCTTTGACATATTCTTTAGAAACAAGCATTCCTTCTTCTGCCATAGCCTTTTCTAGCTCTGATAAAATATTGAGCTGTGTTTGATATCTTTTGAATGTAGTAGCAAAAAAGAAATTAGATTGCACACCGCTTTCTTCTGCAATCCTGATTATCTCGTTTGCTTGCTCTTTAAGTGACTTTTTTTTCATGTAATGCACCTCCTTGATGCAATGGTAGAGTTTACTAAATTTGGTATACCAACAAGAGTTAAATATCCCAAAAATTGTTAGAAATTGATTCCGATTTTGCCAAATAAACACTATGTGAAGATTTATCACATTACCATTTATTTGGTAATGGCTGATTTACCCAAATATTAATAAAAACATGAAAAACTGGAAGTATTTCTTCCAGTTTTAATAATTTTTTGCTAAATTTTTCGCCAATTCGCATAAATTCTCCATAAAAACATAACATTTTTTTGACATGTGTTCGTGGG